CTCCTGTCGGGGTAAGTGTCAGCCACACCATGCGGCTGTCAGGGATGCGTTTACAATACACGACCTATAAATAAAAAGAAAGGGGCGAGTTTCCCCGCCCCTCCCGAGTTAGCTGAACCAGCTAAATTATGCGCCTGCCGAAGCATATACTGCGCGTGGATCGCTGAAACCGAACGAATAGCGCTCACGAGCTTTGAAGCGCATGTTGCCAGTGTCAAAGTCAGCTTCCATGTTGGTCGACAGAGCCGAACGCTCGAAGTGAACGAAACCACGAGGGGCATCGGTCAATACGAAGAACGCATCGGGGTCTGTCAAGAAGTCGTTCACGGCGTAGCCTTCTGGCAACATACCCATCGAACGCATTGCGTTGACGTCGTTGTCAGCAGTACCTACACGAAGGTTCGACACCATCAGACGCTCTGCAACGAATTGCAGTTGGCGAGGGATGATTAGCTTCGTGCCGCGTAGAGCGATCTTCAAACCACGCTCGTCAACAAAACCAGCGATGTTGATTAGAGCGTCTTCCAAAGAAGTTTCGTTCAAATCAGCAGCAGTCGCAGGGGTGTTGGCGAATGTCCCACCGTTTGTTAGCGGGTGAGAAGCTGACAGCAGAGCAACACCATCACCACCAGCATAAGCGCCGCCAGTGAAACCGTTGTTCAGAACGGCAGCAGCTTTAACCTGCTTGGTGTGAGCCATCGAGCGGGCAAGGGCGCGTGTGTAACGGCTGCCGAGGCGGTCGTACAAGTTGTCCTCGATTGCTTCTTCTGTGATCGAGAAAGCAAGCGCGATGGTTTCGTGGTTGTACCGAGCGGTGTAGGCTTCGTTCGCGTCATCAAAATTGATGGCGGAACCTTCAGATTTAGTTGGTGCTGCCCCAAACCCGGACAGCATAACTTCCTCCTCAAATGCCCGATCCGAAGATTCGGTAGTAAAGATTTCGGAGTGTTGGTTCTCGTAGCGACCGTACTCCATGCCGAACAGGGCGTTAAGGCCTGGTTCCAGCTCTTTCGCTAGTTGTGCGCGAGAAATAGCCATCTTTCAGCCTCCTTAAACGCCAGTGGTCGACGGAGTACCCGCAACAATAGCACCATTAGGTGAATTGTAGTGGTTATTCAATCGAACGATTACAGGGATACCAGCGACTGAGAAGTCCGAATTATCAACATCATTTTGGATGCCCATAATGCGTAACTGTAAAGCGGCGGTAGTTGCGATGGTTTGCACATCAAGCGTTGCCGAAGACAATCCTGAGATTGTTGAACCAGAAGCTGCAGTGGCAAAGTTTGCGTTTGCAAACGTACCAGCGCGAAGCTCTGCTTCAGTGTCCCAAGAAGTATTTAGATTCGACGTAGCAATGATAAACAACTGTGCTGGGTCATCGTATACGAATGCTGTAACTGGGAAGTTAGAGTTCGCACCTGAACCAGGCCAGTAGTTTGACCATGACTTTTTACCGGTGACAGACGAAACATATTCGCAGCCCCAGAAAACGCCAAGCAAACCAACAGTGCCGCCCGCTGCTGCACCCACTACGTCAACCACACCGGCTGCGAGAGGGATAACAGGAGTGCCCTGATAGATCACGTTGGTGTTACCGGAAGCAATGCGATATTCGCTTACACCGGTGCTGTTTACGGATTGGCCCATCTTTCCGATGGGGCGCAAACCGAATGCACCATTAGTATTTGCCATTATAGCACCTCAAAGGTTACTCGGAGCCGCCACTGCGACCTCCGAAGGTTACACGACTTTGCCGACTTTTAGAGATCGGCATGGAAGGATGTTGATCCTTCATTAAGTCCTGATCGACTGCAACCATTTGTTCGCGGGTGCGGGTCCCGTAATACTCGGCTCTTTCGTGGGCGGTCTCTACAGGGATTCGACACAGCATCAAGCCACCATTTCCAATAATACCAGCATAACGACCTTCGTCGATAGTTGGCGCTTGGAATTTTGGATATTCATCGGCGCGGACAGGTTCCCATCCTTCACGAAGTTTGGAGTGGACATTCATCTTGTCCTCCTCGCCACGCATTGCGATTCGAATCCAACGGTGCACAAAACCTACAGGAGGCTCTGGCGATTCAAGGCGGCTGGGCGGTGCCCATGGTTTACGGCGCGTTTGTGTTTCGCGTGTTTCGCTTGCGCGAGTTGTTCTATCGGTCATCGTTTCAATCCTTTACATACTTAGCGTATTCTTCAAGCGGCACACCAAGTCTTTTGGCTATCGCTATTTGAGACGGCGAAAGTTTGACCGACCTGCGCCCCTGTTTTGCAGTGCTGCGGGATGCTGAAGAAACAGCAGAGGCGACCTGCGTTCCACCCGATTTTTTACCAGCGAAACGATGCGGAAACTCCGTTCGCATACGCCGATTAACCTCACTATAGTACTCTTCGCTCTGCGGGTCAAATCCTTCTTCCTCGACCAACTTGCGGTGAATACCAAATGCGGCATAGGTCATGACCTCATCAGTGCCAAACCATTCGTTCTTTTCAGCCCATGACTGGGCTTTCGGGTCTGGTTTAGCTTGAGGGGCAGCCTGTTGTGTTTGCTGCTGCGTCACATATTGTTGACGCTCTGGTTGTTGGACTTCCGCACGCTGCTTTGCAATGCGAAGGCGCTCTTGCTCAATACCCATGCGGTTAAGCTGATCTTGAGCAGCCAACATTGCATCCACATCACCTGAATCGTGGGCTTCACGATACAAACGTTTTGCAGATTCAATCTGTCCTTCCAGCCTACCCCCAAATTCATTGAGGTAGCCCTTATCCAAATTCTGAACGCGGCCTTTTAGTTGCTGGTTCTCCGCCAAAACCTGTTGATAAAGGCGCTCGGCTTCTGTGCGAACACGCTCTTCGTTACGGTATTTCTCCGTAAGCTTCTTAATGCGGGTCTGGACATTCTTACTATAAGAATCAAGCTCGTCACCATCATCGTTTGATGAAACCTGTGCGCGAGTATCCTGTTCTTCTTCTCCCGTAGTTTCTACTTCGACTACTACGGATTCGTCTTCAATATCTTCTGGCATTGGAATCTCCTAAACTTGGTGGATATCATCTGGATCTAGAATCGTTGCGATAACTTCGTCATCATTAATGATGCGAACTTCACCGTCTTCAATTTTAAATCTAGAACCGGAATAACGGCCTATGCATACCCACTGTCCTACCTTGCACCACGGTTCTGCATTTGGACCAAACTTGTCCGCATCCGCATAAGCTAGTGGTCCAAGTTTCATAACATAACAGACAGTCGTCGCCACCTTTTCACGGTCACGAATCTCGTCTGGGATATACAAGCCACCTTGGGTTTGGGCTTTTCCTTGATATGGCATGACCAAAATCCGCCAGCCCGTAGGCTGCGGAAGACGCTCAAGCAATGTTTTTTCTAGAAGGGAAGGGTCTAATACCCTTTGCGTTGCGTCAATATAGGCGCTTTCAATAGGAGACGATTCGCCCTTTGCGGCGGCTCGTTGCTTATTTACTTTTTGCGCGACATGATCAGGAAGAAATAAGGTCTTCGACATCGTCTGCGTTGTTCTCCAGCAGGGCCTTCATTTCTTCTTTAGCGTATGAGAGGCCCCGTATCTCACCCACCATCATTTTGTAATGCTCCCAGTCTTTGGCAGCATCGTTGGCTAGAGCGAAAGCAATATCGTTCTCCCGCTCACGCAACAACTTATACATGTGTTTTGCAAAGTCGACAACATCCATTACAGGTATTCTTTGTAGTTTGATTGCTTTTCAGATGTAATTGGACCACCTTTGACCCATGAATCGCAAACGTTGTCTGATTGGCACATGAATTTCCACTTCTGACAATACCCAATATCACCGGAATCATCGTCCATGCAGTCCATCATTTCGTCCGTTTGATTATAAGCACCACAATTCCCACAGTTGGTTTTGGGGTCACCTTCTCCGTAGTTAGCGTCGTCGATGCAGACTTGGCGGTTCTTGTCATTTAACTCTTCATCCTGAGTTGGCAGGGGGCAGTTGTTGCCTTCATCGTCTTCTTCCATCTTATCGACTGGAATCCCGCCATCTGGCATAATGCTGATCATTATTGTAGGCATATTAGTTATCCCCTGTTCTCAATTAATTCTTGCGCTTGTTTAAGCGTTTCATCATTTCTACGAGACCAGCCTCGCCCAAAGGTCTCGAAAGTTTTAAGCGACTCATAAAACCTTTGACGCGCGTCATACAGTTTTTCAACCATGTCTTTAGTGTCAAAGTCAAAGATTGCCTTAACTGTTTTAGGTCCGATAGCGCCATCTGGGTTTACTCCTACAATCCTTTGAAGTGCTTTAGCAGGGCGACCCATCCCAGAGTTTACGCCCCAATCGAATACTGCCCAATCTAACCCAGAAGGAAGATCATCGCAACGGGCTTTGTCCCAGTATTCCGTCTTGTATAGAGGGCCTACATCTTTTGGTGTCAGTGCCCGCATCTCTGCTTCGGTAACGGCGCGACCTAAGAACTGCTCATATGTTGCCCGAGTAACTCCGAGATTGGTCATGCCACCAGGATCTTTTGGATGATTGACAAAACCACCCTCGTGTTCAAGTAGCATGTCTAGACAATGATCAAAGTTCTTTTTCATCTTTTCCCCATAAACTTAGATACGCTGCGCTGGCCAAACCAAAAGGATACCACGGCAGCAAATAAACCCTGCGTTTCTTGGTCGAACATTAGCGTAACACCTTCCTGCCAGTTACCCCCCTGCTCTAAGACTTTCAGCATGACTACGATCTTAGTGGCCATGAATAAAGCAAAAAACATATAGGTGATAACAGGGCGGACAGAAGCGGATAGCCCTGCTGAAAATCCGCTAGAAGGGTTAGCATAATTATAAATCGCTTTCGTTTCTTCGATCTCAGCTTGCTTATCTAAAACCTTGATCTGTAAATCAATGCCCTGCGAAGCCATCTTTGCTTGCAGAGTCATAAGCTCTATCTTGTTCTTATGTTCCTGCTTGGCTGTAAACAGACCAAGGACTTGTGGTAAAAAGGATGTGCTAAATCCTAATAGGCTTCCTAATAACGCAATCATTCTGATTTCTCCTGACGTTTAGCCCAAGCCGTAGCGCCCATAAAGCCTACCACAATTCCTGTCTGTGCTACAAGAAACGTGTTTAGAAACGCAGATGCGGTGTTAACCCGCTCTATTGCAATCCAAGGAGAGAGTAACGCGAAGACCGCGACAATAGTAGACCACATAGCAACCCACGCCATTAGGCGCTGCTGATCCTGCATCTTGTCGTTATTCTCAATTTGGATCATTCGTTCAGAACGAGACAGCTCTTCGTCGGTTACAACGCCGTCACCATCGGTATCGAACTGATTAAACTTTGAATCTTCCTGAAGTTTTTTAATCATTTTCCTGATGGCCTTCTTTTCTTTTTTAGGCGGTCCATCTCTTTAGCTTTTTCAATAACCCCGGGTTGTATTGTGCCATCTGCAACTTCAGTAGGAGCGCCCGCAGCAATAAGTGCTGCCGCTGCACCGGGAAGCCTAGCTTTACCCCAGCCTTTTGGCGCTTGGCCTTTCTGGTTTTTAGGGTTCAGGTTCTGAGCCGCGCGGCTACCCGTTTCGTACTCATTGGCAATTTGCGTACCCAGTTTTGTACCAGCGTACTTATTTGCGGTTCTCTTTCGTATTATATCGTTAAGAGTAGTCATTTTGAAAGATCCTTTAAGTAATCAGCCCAATACCACAAAGCCGCGCCCCCCAAAGCAACGATTGCAGTTACTACAACAATCAAAACAAGGCGCTCTATAAATTTTTGCTGCTCTTCCATTTGCGCCGCTTTCATCTTGCGAAGACGACCTTCGGTTCGAAGTAGCTCTTCCCAAGCGGGCATTCCGTATTTCATGGATATGTATACTTTTAGATCGTAGCGCTGCTCTTCGATCTGTTTTTTGGCAAGCATGGCTTGTAGAGCCATAGCCTCAATATTACTGCCACCCTTTAAGATGCGCGTAATTACGCCCGCGTTCTTAGCATTTTCTTCGGTCGCTGCAATCTCTGCGGAACTTCCAAGCCAACGCTGCAAATCTCCATGCATAGCCTCCATCTCACGGCCCGCTTCAAAACCACGTTGAATGGCTTTGAACGCCGTTGAACAGACGTTGATGGCGATGCCTATGCTGGCTGGATCTAACATATCTTCTCCTAAACCTAATAGGTTCCCTTGAAGCGCTTTGGTTTAGCTATCCTGCTAAAACGGCTCTTTCCCCCACCAATCTTAGGCGTTGAAAATGACATCTTCTTAGGGCGAGAACCTTTAAAGGATAACGACTTCAATTTTGGAGTGCGTAACTTCATCTATTTATTCCCTACGGTCTTATTTGGAGGGCAGTATGCCCCATCGGGTAAATATAAGCTAACATATTTTAGTGTCACATCCAAGGTGGGGCACTTGTACCGACAAACAATGTAGAGTTTTGCTGGCCAGAGCATTGTAGCAAACACCCCAGCCAACAGACAAATCACTGCTGTCCTTTCATCATCATGTTCTGACGTTGAACATCAATCCTCTCACGGTTAACCGAAGCGCGGTCATCTGCAACTTGTTCCTGTAGATCCAAGCGGGCGGTGTCTGTAACAGCGCGTTGCTTGGCTTTCATGGTTTCAAGCTGGAGTTTGGCTTCTTCCAAGGATGCTTTGTTCTGGGCCTCCATCTGTTTAATAGCCAGTTCTTGCATACGGATTGTAACCAAAGGATCTTCTTTGTTTGCCGAACCCTCAGAACCTTTGAAGGCCAAGTGAGGCGTTAGCTCTTTAATCATCTCAGCTTCAACTTGCGCAACACGAGCCTCAATCTGCTCTGGGTTGAACTGCGCGGGGCCTTGTTGTTGAAGTTCAGCCATGCGTTGCTGTGCAATCATCGGATCAATCTGACCGGTCATCACACCTTGCTGCAATTGCTGCATCTCCTGTTGTGGCTGCTGTTTGATCTGCTCCAACTCTTGATCCACCATTTCACGCGCCTTGAAGGAAACGTGCTGTAGAACGTGGTTAAACAGAGCGGCCAGAACAGCGGGGGCATTTTGCAAGATATCCAATTCCAAGAGCGACAAGTGCGCTTGGATGTGGGCATCGTGATCCTGTGGTGCAAACGCCTGTGGAATCGTCCCGTTGATAATCTCGCCGTTTTCAACAGCCGGATCTTGCGGCTGT